CGTTGTGTCAAACGCAACAAATGGAATCGAACCTCCTAGAGACTACTTGTCCATTAAGAAATCAAAGAAAGGGCCTCTTAAACAGGTGGTTCCGTCTTATGGATCCTTAAAGAATAACTATACGCTTCTTTGGGACATGCCAGATAATAAAGGGTACATCAATGTCGTAGCAGTAATGCAGAAGTTCTTTGATCAAGCGATCAGTGGTAACTGGTCATACAATCCAGAGAATTATCCAGACAATGAAGTACCTGTGTCAGAGATGGCAAAGGATTTATTAACAACCTACAAGTATGGTTGGAAGACATCCTACTATCAGAACACATACGATGCCAAGAAAGATGGTGATGATGTGGATGTTGATAAACTTATCAATGAACTATTAACTACTGAGGAGGAAGTTTGTGACAGCTGTGCAGTCTAAAGAGGTAAGTGGTATGACAGTCTTTAATAGGAATGTCGTTGACACTACTAAGCAATTCATGTTTTTTGGAGCACCCCTGAGTGTTCAACGTTATGATTCATATAGGTTCCCGACATTTGATCGACTGACACAGCAACAACTAGGTTACTTCTGGAGACCTGAAGAGGTATCACTCCAGAAAGACCGTGCTGACTATGCACAACTTACAGACCAACAGAGGCATATCTTCACATCTAATCTGAAGTATCAGATCATGTTGGATAGTGTACAGGGTAGAGCACCTGGTATGGCATTCATACCTTACTGTTCTTTACCAGAACTAGAAGCATGTATGCAAGTGTGGCAGTTCATGGAGATGATTCATAGTAGATCATACACATACATCATTAAGAATGTATACTCAAATCCTTCAGAATTATTTGATACCATTTTAACTGATGATAATATTCTTTCAAGAGCAGAGAGTGTTACAAAATCTTATGATGACTTCATAAATTATGCACATGAATATGATCAGAGTAATGCTTGGAAGGATGATATGCGATCTCATCCTAATTCAGAATGGACAAGACGAGATCTTAAAAAGTATTTGTATAAAGCAGTCGCTAATGTTAACATACTAGAAGGCATTAGATTTTATGTAAGTTTTGCTTGCTCCTTTGCATTTGGTGAGAACAAACTCATGGAAGGATCAGCAAAGATCTTATCACTCATTGCGAGAGATGAATCGCAACACCTAGTATTAACACAACAGATATTAAAGAACTGGACTGAAGGTAAAGATGATCCAGAGATGCAAGAGATTGCAGAAGAAGAACAAGAAACTGTTATACAAATGTTTAAGAAGTGTGTCGATGAAGAGAAAGCATGGGCAAATTATTTGTTTAAAGAAGGGAGTATGATAGGATTGAATGAAAGATTACTACACAATTACGTTGAGTGGATTGCTAACAGGAGAATGAAAGCAATAGGTATCAAACCTATATACGATCAACCCCTTAGAAACAATCCATTACCTTGGACTGAGCATTGGCTCAATTCTAAGGGTCAGCAAAATGCACCACAAGAAACGGAGATTGAAAGTTATGTCGTTGGAGGAATCAAACAAGATGTCAAATCAGACTCCTTTGCAGGATTCTCCCTCTGATCCAGAGTGGAAATTGGAAGACTTACAGAAGGCAATCATCGATAGTGCTGATGAATATGATCGGTTACTAGACAAGGCAGGACAGGAAGAACTACCTCCAGGCACAGCAGAAGCAATGTGGGAGATGGAACGTCAAATGTGGGCACAAAGACAAGGTAATGATGACTCTAGTTTCTAATGTACAAAGCACTACCTAATTGTTTACATGTGAAAGATAGTCCTACCGCAGGTCAAGGACTATTTGCTACACAGGATATACCAGATGATGTTTATCTTGGTATATCTCATGTTGTAGTGGATGAAGAGATTATGAGAACTCCTTTAGGTGGTTTCGTTAATCATAGTGAAGATCCTAACTGCGTTAAAGTATTTGAAGAGGAGGAGTGGGGTAAGATATATCATATGAGAACTATTAAACCAATCAAAGAGGGTGAAGAACTCTTCCTTAAGTACACATTTTACTCAGTTACTTGACTAAATAACTATGTCATGCTATCATGACAATACGTTCATCCCAGAAGGGACGCAAGTAAGCCGACTCGGAACGGAATCGTTCATCCCATGGAAATCCTAATCGCTACTCTTTTAACTTGTGCGAGTGCTAGAGATGTTCTCTCTGGTATCACCGACCAAAGTGCAGGACAGCATAAAGCTGAAATCATTGAGGTAGTTAAAGAAAGTACTGAACCAGGATGTAATTGGGACGCAAAAGAAGACTGAAGGAACGGGGTCTAATCCACCCTACCTAAGGTAAATCAAATGACACAAGTCACTTATCGTGGAGTCAAGTACGACTCTGACGAGTACCGTGAAGCGGTACAAGCAGCAGCACAACAGAGAAACTTCGATCTAATGTATCGTGGTGTCAAAGTTGCTAAGAAATTAGTCGCTGCCTAATCACATTCTAATGTGTTGATATACTAAGAGGGGTTTGACCCCTCTTTTTTATGTGCTAATATATACTATAACCTATACAGGAGAGTCATGAAAATCTTTCTGGACTGTTCTGACCCAGACCTTATTGCATCTGCATTTGAGACAGGATTGATCGACGGAGTTACTACAAATCCTACTCTGATGCTAAAAGCAGGAGATGATCCTAAGCAAGTAATTAAAAAGATCTCTGAGATCTTTCCTTTTCATGCTTCAGTATCTGCTGAAGTAGTTGGAGACACTGCTGAAGAGATGCTTGAAATGGCAGCAGATTATCTGGAGATCGGACCAAACATTACAATCAAAGTACCTTGCACAGTTGAAGGACTAAAAGCATGTAAGGCACTAACAGAGAACGACGTTCATGTGAACGTAACATTGATATTCTCAGCAGCACAAGCAATACTAGCAGCAAAAGCAGGAGCAACTTATGTTTCTCCTTTTGTTGGACGTGTATATGATCAACACTGGGATGGAAGACACCTTATTGAGGAGATTGCAGATGTATTCGCTACTCACCAAATCAAAACAGAAGTTCTTGCAGCTTCTATCAGAGAACCTATTCAGGTCACCGACGCTTTTAGAGTGGGAGCTGATATATGTACTATCTCGGTTCCCATTTTTTACCAATTATATAAGCACGTTCTTACTGAGAAAGGGTTAGAGAAGTTCGATGAAGACTGGCAAAAATTGGTGGGCGGTTAAGTGAACGGTAGAGTGAACAAGGTAGCGATGGTAGCCCAGATCATGAAGATGAAGACTGGGTTAGACAGGCATTGGTATCCCGAATGGGATGACAAACAGAGAGGAGCAGCACAAAGAATACTGCTCAATGTATTAGAACATTTAGACGAGTACCATTCTTAGGGAGGTGTATGCAAAAAGAAAATCTTAAAGTATTAGTTGCTGACTTAGAAAGAGCAATAGCAGAGATAAAAGCAGAGGTCTATTCAGACACTGCTGCTTATCATATAGATAGGGGTGACGGAATAAAATCCTATGCCCAAGTTAATGATGAAGACGGAGAGTGCGACTAATGAAAAAACTTTGGAGGGAGATTACGAGAACCCCTGGACCTATCAGGGTACAACTTTTACTTCTAACGACATTAACGATTTCTTCGGTTTCGTCTACCGTATTACAAATTTGCAATCGGGTAAACAATACATCGGCAGAAAATATTTCACACAGCGTCGTAAACCTAGAGGTGGTAAGAGAAGGGTTACGTCTGAGAGTGACTGGAAAAAATACTATGGAAGCTCTGAAGAACTTAAAGCAGATCGAAAGTTACTTGGGAACGACCTATTCAAGAGAGAAATCATATCCCTCCACACCACCCTTGGCAAAGTAAATTACGAAGAGACAAGACAACTCTTTTTAAATAATGTACTTACTGAACATATAGATGGAACTCCTGCCTATTATAATAGTAATATACTAGGCAGGTATATGAAGAAAGATTATTTCACTACCGATACATAAATAGTTGACGCTCTTTAGAGTCTCTGCTATAATGATGAGGTAGTCAAATGAATTCTCACATGGACATTGATTTCTTTGATGATGAAGGAGTACAAGACGCAGTGATTGATATCATTATTGATCAATTGCATAAGTATGCAGACCTTGAGAACGAAAAAACTACTGAACTAGCGAATCTAATCACATGAACCCCTATCTAACAGCAATCCAAGCACTTGAAAATTGTGTTAAGGATGCTATGGAAAATAATATTGATGCAAGTACTCAGAGTGAGATCTGGAGACACTATCAAGGTATCAAAGCAATTGCAAAACAACTTGATCAGGATACAATAAATTTTAATATCGATACTAATCTTACTGGTGTTAATTTTACAGTGAATGATCTAGCATATGATGCAGGACAACCTATAGATTTTACGATGGCAACACAATCAGGTGATGACATTATCACTTTCAATACAGAAGATACTGGTACTGTCACAGTTCCTGAACATGAAGATGATGGGAGAATAGTTCTCTAGTCTTTCCCAATAGACTCTAAACTAGATGGTGCTCACGGCATGGCAGTTGTTCATAGTGATCAGGTGTATGAATCTGGAGGGTTAATACCCTCCTTTTTCATGGCTTATGACTGGTATAAGAAATCTTTATAGACCGTACCTCTTGACAGACCTTTAGATTTGATATATAATTATGTTACATTACTTTACACATCAATGACTGTTACTACGGAGTACGGTAAACAAAATATGTTTGCTAAAGAACCACCTATACAGGTCATTGAAAAACAAGAGGCTATTATGACACCAGAAGCAGAAAAGTTTAACGGTTGGATGGCAATGCTAGGCGTTGTCGCAGCACTCGGTGCGTATGCAACCACAGGTCAAATCATTCCAGGTATATTCTAAGATAATTAAAGTATAAATACTTATTCAAATATTAAGAAACCGTAACAAACATGGACGACTTTTTAGCCGCCCAAGATACAATATCACCACTAGTAGCAGTCCTCTGGGTCTTTTATCCCATGGCTGCTTTAGTATTGATCGAACTTTTTTTACGTGCGTTAAACAATGACGACGATGACGATCAAGATGGTGGTAAAGGAATAAAAATTCCAGCAATGCAAACAGTACCTTCAGGAACATAACATGCCTTTCATAGTTTTTGGTTGCGTTCTAGCAGCAACAGCATACACCAATGTATTTTCAATAGTATTACAGTGATCCCATTAGCAGTACTATTAACATCAATACCACCAGGCTCTAGGGATCTAGTAGAGTTTGGATTTTTTGTATGTGTTGGAATGACAGTAGGATCTTTAGGGTTGATATAAATGTTACAACCAATACGATATTCAGTATAGAATCTAATCTAAATACTTTCTTTGAACCAACAACATGCCTACAGATCTTTATCAAGACATGGAAACACTCAATGCTTTATATGAGGAACTCTGTTGGGATCCAGAAGATGACTTAGAATTTAAAGCAGACTATAAAAATGATCGGATTATTATCCAATTGAAAAAGAAGACTAAATATCATTGAATATCGTCACCGCACAGACAACGGGGTAACTGGCACAAATCAGTTGACACCCCGTTTTTTATGCGGTATTATAGTTGTATTGAGTGTTGATTAATGATTCCATTACTAGCAGACCTACCACCCCACTCCTATACCTGTCTTGCTGAGGTAGTGCAAACAGAAGCAAGACGAAACACTGATGATGAATATGGTGTTGCTGCTTCTGTCTTAAACAGAGTTGCTTCCAAAGAGTTTCCAGATACTGTCTGTGCTGTAGTGTATAGTCAGGGTCAGTATGAAGGAGTTAATACTAACTATTCACTCAAGGCAGAACCTGATTTAGTACTTAAACTTAAGTCTCCTGAAGGTCAACTGAAGATAGTTGAAGCACTTGAAGTATTAGATGGGAGGACAGACTTTAAAGGACAGTCTATGTTACATAATCGTATCGTAGATGAGGATCCTATGTTCCATCCCGAAGGAAATTTCTATCATTATAACTGGCAATGACTATACTAGTAACATTATTCCCATTCGTCTTTATTATACTTTTAGTAACAGGTATGGAGATGTTATGGCCAATTAAATATAGAGGTCAATGATTAAGGTTATTGATGATTTCTTACCTTCAGATCAGTTTGAACAGATTAGTATTAATTTGATGGGTAAGGATTTTCCTTGGTATTGGAACAACTTTGTAAATGATCGTAATGAGCAGCATGAGCACGGACAATTTACGCATGGTTTCTTTAACTATAAAGCATTAGATAATCCATGGGGCAGTATTTGGGGTGAATTGCTTGAGGGTTTCATCGACTCTTTCACATGGAAAGAGATGCTGCGAATCAAAGCAAACATGATCCCACGCACTGCAAATAATATTGTGTCAGGATACCACGTTGATCAACCCTTCCCACACAAAGTGGGTATATTATACATCAACACCAACAATGGGTCTACAATCTTTGAGAATGGTGATAAAATAGATTGTGTTGCTAATCGTATGGTATTTTTTGATGGTGATATGAGACACTCTAGTGTCACGGCTACAGATCAATACAATCGTGTTGTAATCAATCTCAACTACACATAACACTGTCACACGGTGGACTTGACTGGATACAAAACTTCATATATAATATCAGTGTCTTCGGACATTCATCTTCCCCCTAACCGAGATCAAGGGGTTACAATATCTCTCATCTTACCGTTCACAAAAATCGTTCTATTAACAAATGACAACTCTTCAAAAAAGAGACAGTGGTCTGTTAGCTAATTGGAGTGAGTTTTGCGACTGGGTAACAAGTACGAACAACCGCATTTATGTTGGTTGGTTCGGAGTCTTAATGATTCCTTGCTTGTTGGCTGCCGCCACTTGCTTCATCATAGCTTTCATCGCTGCACCTCCCGTAGATATCGACGGGATTCGTGAACCTGTTGCAGGTTCATTCATGTATGGAAACAACATCATCTCTGGTGCTGTAGTTCCATCCTCTAACGCTATCGGATTACACTTCTACCCTATATGGGAAGCTGCCACACTAGATGAGTGGTTGTATAACGGAGGTCCATACCAGTTAGTAATCTTCCACTTCCTTATTGGAATCTCTGCTTACATGGGCAGACAGTGGGAACTTTCTTACCGTTTAGGAATGAGACCTTGGATCTGTGTTGCTTATAGTGCCCCAGTCTCGGCTGCCTTTGCAGTCTTCTTGGTCTATCCTTTCGGACAAGGATCATTCTCTGACGGTATGCCGTTGGGAATCTCAGGGACATTCAACTTTATGTTTGTCTTCCAAGCGGAACATAATATCCTCATGCATCCATTCCACATGGCGGGTGTCGCAGGTATGTTTGGAGGTGCTTTGTTCAGTGCTATGCACGGTTCATTGGTTACATCTTCACTTATCCGTGAGACTACAGAAAATGAGTCTCAGAATTATGGATACAAGTTTGGTCAAGAAGAAGAGACCTACAACATCGTTGCTGCTCATGGATACTTCGGACGTTTAATCTTCCAGTATGCATCATTCAACAACTCTCGTTCGTTGCACTTCTTCCTTGCATCATGGCCTGTGATTTGTATATGGTTAACTTCAATGGGTATATGCACAATGGCATTCAACCTTAATGGATTTAACTTCAACCAGTCTATCGTAGACGCTCAAGGTAAGGTTGTTCCTACATGGGCAGACGTTCTTAACAGAGCAAACCTTGGTATGGAAGTGATGCATGAAAGAAATGCACACAACTTCCCACTTGATCTTGCTGCTGCTAGTTCATCTGAGGTTGCATTAATTGCACCTGCTGTTGGTTAAATTTGACACATAAATAAATCAACCGTATAATGGAGACTCCTTAGGGGGTCTCTTTTTTTTTCTACTATGTTATTTCTAATATCGATAATGTCATTTGCAAATTTTGTATTCTATCCTCTAGTGATAGCAACAATTATTGCGTTTATTATTGAACAGATCTTCAGGTCACAAGACAAAGCACCTCAAGTGCTCAGGTCTATGGCAGTCCGAAAGTATTTCTGGAGACAAGCATGGTTGTTTAATATCATATGGTTTGTTGGATACTTTATATTATTGATTGCTAACAGACCAGGTACACAAGCAATGCCTGATATGATTTGGCAAGGGTAAAACCAAATTCAACTTTTAGTTACCAGATAACCGCAAAAAAAACTCAGCAAATTTTTTGACCTCTATAGTTTTTACAAATGGCAACCATAACTTTAAAACAAACTGACGGTACAGTGGACACCTTTGAGTGTGATGCTGATACTACTATCCTAGATGCACTAGAAGAAGCAGGTCTAGATCATAACTATTCATGTCGTGCGGGGTCATGCTCCTCATGTTGTATGAAGATAGAAAAAGGATCAGTCAATCAAGAAGATCAGTTCTTTTTAGATGATGAGCAGATGGAAGATGGATTCGTTCTTACTTGCGTTGCTACCCCAACATCAAACCTTACTTTGTTAGCAGAACAAGAAGATAATTTATAGGGGTTGACACCCTCTTTTTTTATGCTATAATATATTTGTTGAGTTGACGAACCCAACGGGGAGTGACTGAATAATCTTTCTGGCATATAGCTGGATAAGGTGATGAGACACAGGTGGTGCTGCTTCTTCGGAAGAATCGACTTACCAGTCGGGTCTCAGGCAGAGATGTAAAATTTACTACTGTAGTAATGCCCGTCTCTTATTGGTAATACAGAATTCCAATCTCCCACCCTCTTTAAGAGGGTTTTTTTGTGTGTCATTATGTTTATTTCTATTGAGGAAATCTAAAAACAATATAAATAAAACCTCTTTTGTGTTGAAAGTGTGATAAATTAGTATGAGGAACCCAACACAATGAACTATGTCAGGCGATTATTTTACCCACAACGATAGACAACCATGCATATCAAACTACTCTGCTTTGAAGTGGGATAGTACAGGGGAATTGTCATCACTTGACATGAATAGAATTCTAGGATTACTACAACAACCAGAGCAATGTACAGCGTCAGTTGCAATGGATGAAGTTCAAGAATCTAAGTGGAATGATCCTACTTACATCGAATCTATACAAGTAAATCCACGATACCGAAACGGTAGTGTGATGCAAGAATAAATATTGAGGGTAAGCACCCTCTTTTTTAATGGCAATTGCATATTATTATCCAGAAGGACCGATGGGTCCAATATGTGATTACATCACTGATGATGAACTTCGTCGTGGGTGCTCTTCAGATGCTGACTGTCCTCCAGGATATATTTGTGTTGATGGTCGGTGTGTTCCACTGGGTGATGGTAGACAAGCAACTTATGGTCCTGTGGATTATGGTGATGTAGAACGTATATTAGAGGGTGGTATCCCTGCAATTACTACTAGAAGATGTAGAGTTAGAACTCTTGCTGATGGAACACAAGAATATTATGATTGTGTAGATGAGTTGTTAACTCCAATTGGAATACCAACTGGTTATCCTTTAATAGAACCAACATATGATTGGGAAAATATATCAAAAACTCCTTGGGGATTGGATGATGATTTTGAACCCATAAGAATGGGTCCGTATGATTGTGCTCCCTTTGAACCAGACATTAATATAATTCCTTTGAAGATGTATCGACCTGATGGAACTTTTGTAGAGAAAATTCTAACAGAAAGATCTTCACCACCAACTTTCCCTGTAAGAAGTGGTGTATCAACTATTGAAACTGGAAATGTTGGTGCTGATTTTGTAATGGTTAATGCAGATAACCTTTGGTATACGAATCCAGCAACACTAGCATGGCGTATTACAGACTCTACTAATACACAAATTACTAACTCTGCTCTCAAAAAAGGTAGTTGGGTACAGGTAGGTGCATCAAATAATCCTGGTAGTGGTTGGACACAACATATGATTGACTATGGTATCTATCCAGCAGTACCTTTAGATACGGAGGAAGATCCTTACATTGGAGAGTGGCAGTCACATACTACTACTGTTAACTTTCCTACTTCTGGTGCATATAATATAAGGATAGAGTCTGATAACGATGGTTACATTAAGATTACAAACTCTGCTGCTATCAATATTCTTGATAGAGAGATATACTATAACCCTACTGCTGGTTGGGGAGAAGAAACTATTTCATTAACATTAGCTGCAGGTGTCTATACTATAGAGACACGTGTTAGGAATAGAGTTCTACCAGGTGGTGATTTAAACCTTAGGGTAACTGGTGATGCTGCTGGTCTTGTTGGACTTGAATTTAAATGGAATGATAACCCTAACACTGCTGGAACTGCTTTGAGTTCTGTCGTTGTTGATGGTGTTACATTTAATCAGACAGGAAGAAGTGGAGAGACTGATGGTATACTTACGGTTAATAATGGAGTTGATTATCCAATAACAATTAATCCTGGTACAGGATATGGTGGAAAGGAAGTATATAATAAATCCATTGGTTTTTATGATCTTGATGGACAAGATTGGAATGCAACCTTATCAATTACTAGATTCGAACCAGAACCTCAGGTGAGTAATACAAATGGATTCTGGTCTGAGGAAGGGAATAAGTATGCAGTATGGGTTAATCCAGAGGTTTGTACTTTACCGTTCTTGCCTCAAGAGGTGACATATCTTGTAGATATTCCTGCAACAGACAACTATACTATTACTGGTGGTTGTGATGATAATTTTAGAGTATATTTAAATAATGAAACTACTCCTGTAATTCAAGGTCCAGGAGGTATTTTTGCTGGAGGAACATACAACACTCCATACTCTGCTAATAGATCATTGACGGCAGGTCAATTAAAAATTGTTGTTTGGTGTGAAAACTCTGCTGCTGGATCTGTAGATGCTAATGGTGACCCAATAGGAGATGCATTCAGATGGGATAGGAATCCTGGTGGATGGTATCTGAAAATCTGTAGAGGTAGTAGTTGTATTACACCATCAACTGTTGAATGGGTTCCATCTGGTCCTCATAGTTCTTGGGGAGATTTTGCGGATACATATCTGGTCTATCCATCCAACAATAATGTCTTGAAGGGAACTGTTCATTCAACATCTTATAATATTAACGTTCCTTTTCCAGGTAATTATACTTTGGAATATGCTGTGGATGATGCTGGAACTATCTCATTAGATGGAACACAGATTGTAAGTTCTACATATAATGCTCCAAGTTCATCAACATATACTATCAGTAATCTTACTGCTGGTCCTCACGTAATAGCAGTTACTTGTGAGAATCAAACGCAGATGCAAGACAGCGATGATTGGACTAGGAATCCTGCAGGTATAGGATGGACTCTAACTCCTCAAGCAAGTGCATCTAATATTGCAGCTAGGTTTAAAAATAATGGTGATTTGTTAGTAACAGGAGAAGGTTTTGGAGAAGTTCCATTGACCTTTACATCTGTTGCTGCTACTGCTACTAGTGTTGATTGGACAATCGCAGGTAATTCATCTGATTCGGGGTATCAAATAGCATCTCCTACTAAGATTATGTGGGACGATGATATTGGTGGTGGGTTTGATGAAAATGCTAGTCTTACCATCTCAAGTATTACTCAGATAGGTGGTTCAAATATAGGTGTTACGTTTAGTTCTGATGGAACTGGTATCGATATAACTGGAGCAGGATCTGCTGATGTTGTATTTGATTTTGCATGGAATGACCAAGTAAGTGTATCTGGACGATCAGTTGGAACTTTGATACTCTTAGGTCAAACATTTACTCAGACTCCTACCACATCTGGTAGTCAAACTGCAACTATTAGAGTTAATGGTAGTACATCTGCTGTTTCTTACTACATTGGTGGAGAATCATTTATTCAGACTACATCTGCTGTTTCTACTACTAAAACTATTGAAGTGGAAGGTGGTGGAGCACAAGGTAGAACATATTCAAGTAGTTCTTTTTATACAGATAATATACGAACTGAAAACGATGGACAAAGACTTTGCTTGAATGATAATAGTGGTAGTAATGAGTACATGTCATTTATGAGAAATGTACAGATCAATCGTACAGGTTCATTTACTGAGTACAATGATTTAGGATTTGAGGATCCCACAAATACTACAAATTATTTTTATCCTATTGTTAGAGCAATCGCTGAAGAGTATACTAGTGGTAGGTTTGGACGCACAGGTACCTTCCCAAACAGAGGTAGAGCACCAGATGAGAGTGGTATGACTTATTGGGTTCTTTCTTATCTTAGCAGTGGTGGATCATTGACTGGTTCTGTTGACTCAACTCGTTTTAATACGCTCAAATTTCTAATCTTTACTGCGTATGCAAACAATTCATTAGGAAATGAAGCAGACCTTGGAGATATAGTATCTGTTGTCTATCCTCAACGTTGTACTGCTCACATAGATATTGGGACACTTAACCAAGGGGTTGCCACTAATGCTATAATAGCTTCGTCTCTAGATTTAAGACCTTTCATAGAGGGAGGCAACTTAATCTGGCATACTAGAATGGCAACAGGGTATTCATACAAGGAGATTGAATGAAAATTATTAAAAAATTTCTTACTGGAGAAGAAAGTGAAACTATTTCCAGTTTTATTATGGAGACTGAAAATTATGTAAAATCTATAGGACCAGATAATTATATTGGAACTGGTGATGATAGTTTAACTGGAAGGTATTGGTGTTATAATTATCTTTATGATATGCCAGGTAAAATTTTAATTCCAAAAATAAAAGATATATTTGGAGAATGTGTGGTTCAATGTTGGGCAAATATTTTTAGAAATGGTGAGGGAATACAACCCCATAAACATTACACAGGTGATGGAATTGAATTAGGATTTGTTTGTGCAAATGTATTTTTATATGGACCTAATCCTGGAACTTGGTATGAAGAAGTGGGAACGATAGTAAGTGAAATTGGAACTCTAGTTATTTTTCCCAATGATTGTATTCATGGTGTTCCACCAAATAAAGAAGATGGTGTGAGAGTGAGTATGGCATTTGATATTTACACAAATCCTGATGATTTTAATATGGTAAATGAACACCCTTCTAGATATATCTTAATTAAATAATATGGAACTAACAGAAGAAAACGTACTCAAAGTCTTAGAGGAACTTATTCCCTATATTGAAGCTGATGGTGGATACCTACAACTTTACGATATAGAAGATGGATATGTTAAGGTAAAACTCGGAGGTGCATGTGAGACATGTGCTATGAGTACTATGACTTTGAAGCAAGGTATAGAACGTAAACTGATGGAAGAAATTCCTGATGTTGTTGGTGTTGTACAGGTACTATAATGGAACTACCAAAAATTAAAAACGAAAATTTACCTAAAGAGTTGAAAGAGATTCTTGGTGACGGAGATGCTGAGTTCGAAGCAATTGTAGATCCTATGGATGTTCTTATAGATTATCTTGATCCTAAACAAGACCAAGAGTCTCGTGCAAGAGTTGCTAACATGCTTTTAGAATCAAGAAAGAAATCTCACGAGCGTTTAAAGGAGCAGAGATTGGGTAATCCGAACGCTTGACAAATGTATAAGTTCATGTTATGCTAAATAGTATCATACAAAGGACTCGAAATAATCGTAACCCTGTGTAGATGTAACAGAGACTTCCCATGTCGGGGCGGTCTATCATCCGCAGGGTTTTTCCCTTGCGAGACACTTTAAAAAACAATCATGTCAATCAAATCAACAATCGCAGCTGTAGCTGCATCACCTTTCCTTCTCGCTGGAGCCGCTTTTGCTGGTCCTTATGTGAACGTTGAAAGCAATCTTTCATATCCTGATGGAGAGTACTCTGCTGCAACAACAGACGTACATATCGGATACGAAGGATCTGTTGGAACAGAAGGTAAAATTGCTTACTATGTACAAGGTGGTCCTTCACTAGTTCATTCAGAAACTGCTGACGATACAGAAACAGAACTTTCTGGTAAGATCGGTGCATCTGCTCCTCTAACTGATGATCTTTCTGCTTATGCTGAGATCTCTGGTGCTACTGCAGGAGAAGATTCTTCTGGAGACACAATCCGTAACTGGGGTGCTAAAGTTGGTGCTAAGTTCGTATTCTAAATTCACATAGTGAATAATACAGGAGGGGTTGCGACCCCTCCTTTTTTATGCTATAATTTTTAAAAACATATTTCCTATGAATTTTTCTGTATACACTCGTAACGGTTGTCCCTACTGCTCAAAGGTTAAAGCAGTTATTGCTGGTAAGGGATATAAGTTTAGTGAGTATCGTTTAGATACACATTTCGATAGACAAGGTTTCTATGAACAGTTTGGTGCTGCTAGTACATTTCCTCAAGTCATCTTAGATGGCAAAGTTCTTGGAGGTTGTACCGAAACTGTTTTATATTTGAGAGAGAACAACTTGATATAAACACTAAATAAAAATAGCTGCGGAGAAACCCTATGGAACCAATCATTGTTGCACTGATTGTGTTATTTGTTATAGGAGCATTTATCCTTGGGGTAACTGTTTCTTGGTTGGCAAAAGGATATGTAGAAGACTACATAGAAAATGCAGCATACTCTAAATCAGTTTCACATCCTGAAATGTTTGATGAAGATGGTAACATGTTACATGACGAACTTATCTACATCAGACCAACAAATCCATACTGGAATTTTGAGGATGCAGACGACGAAGACTAATTACAGGAACTAAATTATGCCACGTAATATGGACAACAGTAACCCTAGGTTACTACTCAGTGAGATTTTGAGAAAGGTCTCTAATGCAAAGACAAAAAAGGAGAAGGTAGAACTTCTTCGCAAACATAACAGCAGTGCTCTCAGACAGGTGTTAATCATCAATTTTGATGAGAGTATTGAATCGGTGATGCCAGAAGGAGATGTACCTTATACTCCTAATGATGCACCTATAGGAACAGATCACTCTCGCCTTGAGCAAGAGTATCGTGGTCTTTATAGATTCTTTAAAGGTGGAGAACCTAGACTCAAAGGTTTGAAGAGAGAATCTATGTTTGTTCAACTCTTGGAGGGACTTGCTGCTGAGGAAGCAGAACTAATAGTCCTAGCAAAGGATGGAAGAGTGAATGAAAAATACAAACGCATTACTAAAGCAGTTGTTAGTGAAGCATTCCCTCAGATTGAGTGGGGAGGTAGAGGTTGAAAGGAGTAAGAGTCTATAAAGAA